CCGATTCTGTATTATCCGTTGCCATTATCTCTTTCGTATTTTGTAATATCATCGTCGGTTACCATTTGACTTAGAGTTTCAATATCAGTGATACTTAAGTTTGGATAAACCTTAGCCAAATAACATTTCTTTTTATGATCTGCTACAAATGCTTCAGCGTATTCAGTAATATCGCTATCATTTGTTTTTGGATAAATCTTCTTAAAGTATTCTTTAATATCTTTTACTTTTGCTGGTTCTTTTAGTTGAGTTACTTTACTGCTAAGATGGGGAATCCATTGATGAAATTGTTTACCTAATCCAGGGCTCGCCGCACATAACATCAACCATTGCAGCTTGGGATGTCTCTGCACATGCTCATTAAACATATGTCTATTCGCATAGTAATCTACACTACGCAAATAGTATCCTTGCAACTCTGGTGACCCTTTAATCGCACTCATCCAATGTAGTAGCATATAGGGAACGAACTTTTTCTTTTGATCTGTAGTTAGTCTATCGTACCAGCCATAGTCCTTTTTATCCAGTGCGACCAATGACTCAAACAAGTCAAAGTCTTGCTTTTCAAATTTTTCATCTGCTGATACTTTTTCTTTAGCCATTAAAAAGCCTGTCGGTAATCTATCAACTCACAGTTTCTGCTAATTTCTTTAACAAAGTAAACGCACTTGGGTCTAACGCCATCATTGATAGGTACACATAAGAATTGACCATTCTTTAATCTAGGTGCATACCATGTAACATCGTGATATACATCTACTATTTCTATGGGTAAAAAGCTAGGACTAAACGCACTTAAGGGATTAAACTCAAAAATATTGAAACCACGATCATTGATGCTGGTAAGTGGTAGTGTTTCTAAATCACCGTGATCAGGTTCTCCAATAAGAATTTGCCAATCTACTGGCATCTTGATAGTATGATTACCTATTCGTAGTACCAGTGCAGGCGAATTAAAAGACTCTAAGAAAATAAGTGGGATATAATGATAGTCTACTGCGTTTGGATTGGAGTTATCCAAAATTGCAAACCTTAAATCATCAATCTCATCTGGTAACTCTGTAAGATCGTAAGAACTATTTGTATCTAATGATAATATTTTAATTTTAATCTCCATTCGCTATTAGCGATATTTTAACATAATGTATGTGAGAAGTCAATGCAGTTATGTAAAGAATTACCATTATTTGTAATTGACTTTTTCCACTTCAAAGGGATATGAAGCCTCTTTATAAAAAGCTTTTCTATGTGTTAAATGGCGTTTGGCAAATTTACAACTTGAAGTAATATCATAAATTTGGACGTGATCCTTGTCTTCCGCTTTTCTTATGCCCCGGCCAATGCTTTGGATAACACGGACAAAACTTTTTCCGGGCTCCAAAAGAACCAAATTAAAAATCCTAGGGATATTAATACCCACAGCGGCAACACCATAGGTAGCCACAATAATCTTACCAGTACTGGTAGCAATCTCGTCATACTCTTCCTTTCTTTCTGTAAGTTTTGTTTCACCTGATATGAACACACTGTCAGGCAACCTGCTAATTAACTCTTTACCTGCATTTACTCGGTCAACCAATACCAAAGTGTTTCCTGTGTCTTTGATTTTTAAAATCATTTCTGCTATATGATCTAATCTTAACTTATCTTCTAATAGATGTTTTAACTCACTTTGGTAATTAGTAAACTCTACTTTGTCTTGCAACTGAATAACATTTACATGACACTTAGCCAGTACACCCCGATCTTGTAATTCACTGGCTGATAGCTTACTGATAACTGGACCTAAGCTTACAAATAGTGATTGTGCTTCATGCTCGGCTTTGGGAATGGTACCTGTTAATCCCCAACGAATGGGCATCTGAGACATAACACCAGTTAACAAAGTTTTTAGGGCATCTGCTTTAGCCATGTGTACTTCGTCTACAATAACACATACCACCCCTTCCAAGAATTCACCAATTGGAATTTCTGCTTCACCTGTTTTAGTATTCTTTAACATGTTATTCAAACTTTGCCAAGTACAGATAGTATGAGGTTTTCCTATTTCTTTTCTGTCACCAAAATACACTCCAACATCAAGTCCAATATTTTTATAATCTGCTTCTGTTTGCACTACCAATGATTTGTTGGGTACGATTACAATGCTACGGCCATATTGTTGTACGCTATAACTTAGCGCAGCAGTCATAATAGTTTTACCTGCACCTGTAGCAATTTCTTGAATGCATTGTGGATTAGCTAAAAAGTTATTGACAATTTCAACTTGATAATTTCTAAGTGTGACTGGTTCACCCGCTTTAGGATGACCTGCTGGCCAAGTATATTCAGAAAAAGTTGTTTCCATTACTCGGTTGAATTCAAAGGTAGTGCGATACTCTCTTGTGTCTTCTAATTCTATATCATACCCGGCCCGATCCAATACAGGAACAATACCAGGTAATAGATTAATATAAGTGCTGCCAGCAAGTGAAAAATAACTTACCTTACCACTCCATCTGCCAAGTTTATAAGAAGGCCTAAATCTTGCAGTTGGATCTTGATACTCAAACATTTTCATTAATGTTTTGCGTTCAGATAATTCTAACCCAATGATCTTAGTATTAACTTCATCTGTTATTTTTATGGTGCATTTTTTCATTTATGTAAATCGATAGGTTGTGTGTTCATTACTTTAATTAACTTATAGTATTTATAGGGATTTTTTGGTGTTGGCAATAGCGATCTAAAACTTATTATAACAGGATTTGAATAGAGTTTCAACTGTTCTTCAGAATCAAGTATTGTAATATGTAAGTCAGTTATGGTTTTTTCTATGCTGTACCAAATGTGGGATTTTCTACGCTGAAATTTAGTTTCAGGTGAGATATGTATTGCATCACACCCGTAATCTTTTAACCAATGTATTACCTTATCTAACTCACTTATTTCAATAGTTGGGGCGTGGTTAATTGCAAATTTAACTTCATGTGGATCATGAGTGTTTAGTAAAAGATCATAGACCTCAGGATCTATCAGTATCCCATATTGTAGTAAAGCCGAGATTGATTTTAAATCAGTAGTAAGTGGTATATGCGCTACTGCTTCCATTAAACTTTTATTGCAAGCCACAATATATAATTGCTCTTTGCGTATTACTAAAGTTGGAGTCCAGTATTTAATTGATTCAAATGACTTTACATCAGCTAAAAGTTTAGTTACAATAGGACAGTAATTTACCTGTTTATAGCAAGCATTAACCATACGAATCAATTGTTTTAATGCTGCTGTACCAAACTCTAAACTGTATTCTCTATTGTCTCGATCCCAATGCATAGTGTATATAGGCTCTTGGTTTAGAGCAGCAAGAAATTCTCTACTAAAAGGGGATTTTAAATAGATCATTCTATCTTTAATCCAAAGATGAGCCTCAGCATATTGCGGCAAGCTTTCTATGATTGAACAGGCCCATGGTAAGCTGATAACATATTCGGGCGTTAGAAGATGTTCTGCCAGTTGTTTCTCATATTTGGACACTACGCGATTAAATAGGTTAACTTGGTTTGTAGTAATCTTTCTCGAATGGGTACTCAGCACAATTAAGTTATTAAATAAATGCACATCAACCCTACTTAGCCTGATAACAGTAAGTAGGTAGGTAATACATTCTTCGGTTACAGTAAAGGTTGGCGTTTGCATTTAGCTATGATACACGGTTATCGGCAGCAAGTAAAGCATAAAGGTAAAAAAGGGGCCTAAGCCCCTTTTTATTTTGCTGACTACAATCATGCCTTCATACAAGTAGCCTGTGAAAGTGCCTTCCAATTTGTGGGGCTGATCTTAACCAAGTCAGCGACCTTGAGACACATACGCAATGACACTTCGCGCAGTTTGGCTTTATTGACTTCCATGAACGCAAGAATCTCAGCAGCCTCATCGCCCGAAAAATCATAGTCTTTGAACAGGCCGCCATCAGCATCACGATGGACCTGCTTGATACGCAACATCTTATCACGCTCGGTGTCAATCGTCAGGTCCAGAAAGTGACAGCGACTTTGCAAAGCTGCAAGATGATCCTGAAGTTTTTTTGACCTGATGTTTTCGAATTTCAGGTTCGTAATAAAGATTGCCGAACCCTTGAATTCGAAAGAATCGGGCACTTCCTCGCGGCGAAGCATTGACGAATCCGAGTTCCAGCAAATGCGACGACGCTTGCCCGAATCCAGTGCAGCCTTGAGAATATTCAGGGCCAGTTCATCTTGCAGAACCGAGTCACAGTCATCAAACACTAGAATGTTTTTCGGGTCCGAAAACTTGTACAGTTGGACATACAGGCCCAGTGCAGTCATAGCGCCTTTGACAATTTCAAAGCGAACACGCTTGCCTGCGATTTTGTCAAACAGTGCAGCCTTTTCCAATTGCTGCTCGACGCCAAATGATTTGCCAACGCCCGGGGGACCTGACACGATCATGGCTCGGATATCGCCTTTGATACACGCTTGCGACATCTCATCTAAGACTGCGAACCGAGTAGCGATTCGGTCCATAGCTGCCTCGTCGGTTTCAGTCGGCTTGGACACTCGCTTTACTTCTACGGCATTACTAATCATAGACTCTCCTGAAGTGAATTCGAACGATCCCATATTATCTACTTTAACCTTTACTACGTCAATAGCGATCGGGAAATGTCCCTCATTTTTGACAGTAACATAGTTACCTTTGGCACCTGTCTGAAAACCTTTAACCAGTGTGAAGGTTTGATCGATAACGGGAGTACCACGATACGCGCCGCGCTTGATAAGAATTTGAGTCATTTTTGTTCCTGTTTTTCAGTTTCAATACAAGTATTATACACTCTTGCCCATTTATTGTCAAGCAGGCATAGCAAGCGGCCACCTCGGGGTCGAATCCCTGCATTTCGTACAGCGAAGATATTGACCCCACATATCAAACTCCTGATATGTCCCTTGATCACCTTTGACACAAGGGGTGCCCAGCATATCCTTGGGAGGATTCTTTTTTGCCATGTGTCGTTGGGCTTTGACTCTCTCTTCTTGTAGGACACTACGCTGCCTATCGATGAATTTTTCCAATTCATCAAGTGAGGCCAAATCTTGCTCAATCACTTCAAGGGTACGTTTCATCTTTATTCCTTGTCCCAATCCTTTAAGCAGCGCGCCGAGCGATAACGCTCTCGGCAATGTACTGACGCATGCCTGCGGGAGTCTGGGGATAGCCCTCGGCCTTCAGAATCTTTTTCACATGGGGCTGAACATATCCACGGGCTTCCAAAATCCTGAGCGGGGCAGTGCCCTTGGCCAGTTCCTGAAAGTATTCCTCGACCGTGAAATTCTGGGCCAAGAACTTCAGAAACGCAGCCTTTCCGCCGTATTTGAATCGAGCAACAAAGCGAAAGTCATTGCCATAATGAACGATAGTAGCACCGTGAAATTTGGTTTTGTCGAACTGAGTCATTTCTGTTCCTGTTTTTTCAGTGTATAAGAGTATTATACGCCCAAAGCCATTTATTGTCAACCTCAGGCCAGTTCTACAACTCGTTGGAATTTGGAGTCAAACATCATGCAACCCTGCTTGACGGTGCGGAACCTATGCGTAGATCCCTTGACAATATTCTTTTCACCCTCAAACACAATCTCCCAAGTGTCACAGGTGATGTAGTCACCCTCAATGCTGATTACCTTACCGATCATGTAGCAATCATCATGGCCAGGGAAATCAAACGCTTTGATGACAGTGCCAATTTTCATTTCTATTCCTGTTTGTTCAGTGTATGTAGCTATTATACGCCCAAACCCATTTATTGTCAACCTAGGATTCAGGCAGTCACCGAAGTTTTGAAGTAACTATAGGACAGACCGTGTTTATAGCACAGATATTCCCAGTCACCGTTGCAGACACTAGCGTCCATGATCCAACGCAGTGCGGTCTCACGGTCCTTTGCACCTGCGTCAATGTTTACTCGAACCAGAGCCTCGAACCGCTCAATGGCCCGCTGCTCATTCTCCCGTTCGATCTCCATGGAGATTTCCAAGGAACGCAACAGTCCGTCCCAAATGGTCTGCTTTTCAGCATCCGAAGCATCGATCCATTGCGACCAAAAGATGTCGCTGGGACGACGGCCATAAGCATCTTTGTGAAGATCGGAAACAATGTTGCTATCGAAAGTGTAGTTCATTTCTATTCCTGTTTGTTCAGTGTATAAAGATATTATACGCCCAAACCCATTTATTGTCAAGTTTTGGGGGTTTTGATTATCGGCATTGCGGCCCAGCCCACTTCCCAAGTCTTGCCGGCAACTTTCCAGGCTTCTTTGAGGGCCTTGTCCACATCCTTTTGGACTTGCTTTTCAGAAACATCAAAGATCCATGCCACTGTATCTACGCCGGCTACGGCTCGTGGCAAGCCACCGCCCATATCGTAACGGGCGTACGTCAGTGCCAGTTTCCAAACTGCTTCTTGATAGGTCTTCATTTTTAGTCCTTCGTTTCAGTGTATAGTGATATTATACGCCCAAACCCATTTATTGTCAACCTAGTTTTGCTTTTATTTCCATATAGAAAGTATGATACTTTGCCATTCTAGCAATGTCTTTTTCAGTAACACCCTTTAGACGCCGAATATCGGTGTTGTGTCGCAAGTCGGCCAGTTTAACTTTCATCGCGTCCTCGCTAGCAAAGACCCCTTCTTTGTACTCATCATAAGTCTGTCCGGGTACTTTGGTCAGAGCGCGGATCCCTGCGATAACTCGTTCACTGATACCAGCATCTCGCAAGTCTTTATAAGTTACCGAAGTATCTTCAATAACATCATGCCCAAGAGCCATGCACATTAGTTCCTCGTCATCTGATCTTAGATAGTGCATTACTTTGAGTGGGTGCAGAATATAAGGGTTGCCGCCCCGATCAAATTGACCATGGTGTGCGTTGGTGACAATGACTATCATTTTGTCAAGCATTTCACCTTTTTTCATTATCTACTCCCTCTATCTACTGTAACTACAGTGTAACAGAATGCTTATTTATTGTCAACCTTTGGAGCCAGAGTTCTGTCCAAATTTACTTTGCCACTCAGAATCCAATATGAACTTGTATTTCTTTGTATCACGCAGCCATTCTACGAATCGCTTTTCCATCATTCCCAAGATACCTGCATTGCTTGGAAGTTTTATAGTATTGTTGGCCATCAGTACCCTAGACTTAGCATGATGCCCTACGATAGTATTAAAGTCCATAGTCTTGTGTAACTCAGTATGTAAATACTCTACACCAAATCCCATTGCTACTTCAGTGGGTGCATATTTATAACCATGTCTCATCAACTTTGGCCTAAGCATACCACTTAGTTGTACATCTTCGTTCCATATAGGGGTCCATAATTCTTCTTTACCGTCAATATTTAGTTTTAGTCCAAGATCAGTAGTATGAGTGATTCCATGAACATTGCAAGCTTCTAAAAATCTTTTGCTTCTAAGTGAAAACCCGCCGTTTTGTATTACAAAGGTAGTTGAATCTGCTTTACCGCACCAATGAAATCGTAAAAACAAATGGTTTATTGAAGTTAGAGTGTCATCCATTTTTATAGCGCAATGGGTAATCGGTCCAATGTAATCGTATTCGTAGTATTTTTCAGTAAGATTATTACCGTTCAAAACCCATCCATCTTCTTGCACAGTCAAACAATAG